CCAGTTGGAACTACAATGGCATTGCTTGAAGCATCAAGTAAATTTTTTACAGCTATACATAAACGTCTACATAAATCACAACAAGATGAATTTAAAATCTTAGCACAAATAGATTATGATTATTTACCAAATGAATATCCTTATGATGTTCCAATGGCAGAAAGAAATATTTTTAAACAGGATTTTGATGGTAAGATAGATGTAGTTCCTGTAAGTGATCCTAACATACCAAGTAATGCACATAGATTAATGTTATCACAAATGGTATTACAGATGGCACAGCAATCACCACCAGGAATGTTTAATTTAGAAGCATTAAATAGAACAATATTAAATGCTGCTAATGTTCCTAATGTAGATGAAATATTACCACCTAAAGTACAACCACAACAATTAGATCCTGTATCAGATATTATGGCAGCTTCTAAAGGAATGCCTATTGCAGCATTTGCAGGACAAGATCATGATGCACACATACAAGTTAAGATGGCATATTTAAATGATCCACAAAATGGAGCTAACCCTGTTATGGCAAAAC